AAGCCGCTACAGTTTCCGCTGGCATTGGTCACTGGATTCAGAATTCAAGCCGGGTTAGTTGTGGCGGCCTAAACAACAGAAGGAAAAAAATGATAAAATATAAAGATCTAGTAAAGGGTGATAAGATTCAAACAAAGCAGCTGGGGCATCCAGTTTCTGGGATCTTACAAGAGTCACCAAAACAGGGCCGAGGATTAAAAACGGCTGTGTCTATTTTTTGCAATGCTTCAGAGATTGGGCTGTTCGATGAATACGGCAGCGTGTACGCTTGTGACATTGTGAAAGTAAAAAGAAATAATAACTGGCAGGCGGTAACAGATGCCCCTGCTTAATTATTATTCTCAAACTAAAATGGCTAAGGTTCTGGATAAGCATCCAGATGTAGTTAAACAATTGGAGGGAAAATGAAACCAAAAAAGAAAGAGACCTGCCAGGACCTGGTAGGTCAAAAATGTAATGATAGGCTGAAGGATCTAGAAGATGCCTTTCATTACTTTTCAATTGAGAAAGACACAGCCAGGGCTGCTCACGATGATCATCAGGATCTAAAAAATTATGAAGATTATTATGATTACGCGAATCAGCTTGGGCTAAGCTTTGATTATGTAGCACCATCAGCTGATGGTAGACCTGGATACTGGAGATGGCAGCTGTCTTATGGCGGACCTTCAGATGAGTTTAGAGTCTTCACTGACATCAGCAAAAATATCGACCGGGTAGAATATGCCTACCTTGATTGGTTTGATGGTGCGAGTCACGAGATCCGGGACATCCCAACCGCGCTGCGAGATGCTTTGGAGTGGTTTTTAGAATTTAGCAGCTATGACCAGGAGGGCAGGGAAATCTAATGGTTGATGCTCTTTTACTTATTGCGATTCTTTTTATCATTGCAATGATTTAGAATCGTTCTAAACTAGGCCCAGAATGTTTGTGTTCATTCTGGGTCTTTTTTTCATTTGATGCTTTAACCTCCCATCAAAAAAAGATATAAGAATTTTATAAACAACGGAGAAAAAAATATGAAAATAGAAACAGAAAAAAGCATCCTAGAAAAAAGAGTTAAAGAGATGAACATGATTGATAATCTATTTAGAAAAATAGAAAGTAACGATAATAATTATCAGGTTATGATCAGAGTGTTGGAGTGTTTAAGTGATAAACAATTACACCACATCAAAAAAATAATTAAGCTTTATATTAGAGCAGAGAAAAAAAATAAATAATTTCTCCAACGTGGCCCGGGATTGCTGGGCCACAACCCCCCCCCACCTGTTCACAATCAATAGAGGTACCAACCACTTTTTAAAACTAAAAAAATTTTATTAAATTTTTTTGGGGGAAAATATATATAATAATAACTTTTACACTATAACTTGCATGACAAATACATGTAGTATATGGTCAAACAATAAGGGGACCCATAAAAAAAGGGACCCAATGAGATTTGATTTATGTCTAAGTCTACTGATTTATTATCTACAGATGACCTACGTTTGAGGCTCGAAAGAACCTGGATTCAACATATTAAACTATGTCAGGACAATTTCTTATATTTTGTAAAAAATGTATGGCCTGAATTTATTTGTAAAACAGAAAAAAATAAAGATGATTGGGGGCACCATCAGATTATTGCAAAAGAGTTTACTGATATAGCAAAAAATAAAAAAGGAAGGCTCATTGTAAATATGCCTCCTAGACATACAAAATCTGAATTTGCTTCTATTTATTTTCCTGCTTGGATGATTGGTAAATATCCCAAAATGAAATTAATGCAAGTGTCACACAACGCAGAACTATCAGCTAGGTTTGGTGCTAAGGTAAGAAATTTAATTGATAGTAAGGAGTATAAAGAAATCTTTGGAGATGTTAAACTACGAGAAGATTCAAAAGCAAAAGGACGTTGGGAGACTAATCACGGGGGAGAATATTATGCAGCGGGGGTCGGCGGTTCTATAACAGGACGAGGGGCGGATCTTTTGATTATTGATGATCCACACACTGAACAAGATTCATTATCTGATTCAGCAATGGAAAGAACTTTCGATTGGTATTTATCAGGACCTAGACAACGTTTACAACCAGGTGGATCTATTGTTTTAGTTATGACCCGTTGGGCCGAGGACGATTTGACGGGAAGGCTTATTAAATCACAAACAGAACCTAAAGCTGATAAATGGAAACAAATTTCTTTTCCTGCAATCTTACCAAGTGGTAATCCAGTATGGCCTGAGTATTGGAACCTAGACGAATTGGAAAAGGTTAAAGCTTCGTTGTCCGTGAGAAATTGGTCGGCACAATACATGCAAGAACCAACTTCAGAAGAAGGAGCCATCTTGAAGCGTGACTGGTGGATCCCGTATCACGGACCTATGCCTCATCTACAACATGTTATTCAATCTTACGATACAGCATTCTCAGCAAAACAAACTGCCGACTATTCAGCAATTACAACTTGGGGCATCTTTCAAAGAAACGAAACCGGCGAAAATGCAATCATGCTTATCGATGCTGTAAGAGGTAAATTAGAATTTCCAGAATTAAAAGCTCTAGCATTAGAACAATATAAATATTGGGAACCGGAGACCGTGGTTATAGAAGCAAAGGCCTCGGGCCAGCCACTTATTTATGAGCTTAGAAGAATGGGTATACCGGTTGTCGATTTCGTTCCATCAAAAGGCAAGGATAAACATACACGGGTCAACGCTTGTGCTCCTATATTTGAGAGCGGACAAGTTTATTATCCTCATGGCGAAAAATTTGCTGAAGAAGTCATTGAGGAATGTGCTGCGTTTCCGCATGGTGAAAACGACGATTATGTGGACAGTACAACTCAGGCTATGTTAAGATACCGTCAAGGTTACTTTGTTTCAACTTATTCTGACGAGGATGAGAAATCATTGTACAAAGATCGTAAATACGTATATTACTAATTAGGAGATTGACATGTCAAAAACAAGAAAAAGAATAAAAGAAGCGTTAATGGCTGGAGCAGCTATGTATGGCGCAGCTAAATTGTTTGGCGGCAACAAAATGATTTCAGGAAAAGATTCTGAAGTAGGAGCTATTGCTGCGCAAAAAAATAAGCTTAGAGTACCAGCATCTATGAAAAATAGAAAAAAATTTAAAGACGCTTTTATGCCAAAAGGAAATATTATGGGACAAGATTTCGGAATAGATCCATTTGGTCCAGGTATGGGTGCGAAAAAAGGAAAAATGATTAAGGCTATGGGCGGAACTATGGTAACAAGAGGCCAAGGCCAAGTCATGAGAACTAAAAAAACAAAAATTATCTAATGGCTGAAATCGATAAAGCTTTAGATACTGCGGATGAAATCGCAAAGGAAGAAGACGTAGACGTTGTACTTCCTGATGCTTTCGAAGGAGAGCAACAGGAAACGTCACCCCTGGCTGATGCGTTAAAAGCAGAGGATGAGTTTTACAAAAATATTGCAAACGATTTAAGTGATGAAGTTCTACAGAGAATATCTAAAGAGCTTGTAGATGAATACAAAAAAGATAAAATTTCAAGAACAGATTGGGAGACATCCTACACAAATGGTTTAGATCTTTTAGGATTTAAATACCAGGCTATGACAAGACCATTTAAAGGATCAGCTAGTGTTACGCATCCTTTACTTGGAGAAGCCGTTACACAATTTCAAGCACAAGCTTACAAAGAATTATTACCAAGCGATGGTCCAGTAAGAGCGAAAGTTGTTGGTAATGAAGATGATGCAAAAGCTAATCAAGCTCAGCGTGTGCAAGAGTTCATGAATTACATGATTACTGAAAAAATGGAAGAGTATACTCCAGACATGGACCAGTTATTATTTTATTTACCTCTAGCAGGTTCAGCGTTTAAAAAAGTTTATTACGATGACATTATGCAAAGAGCTGTTGCAAAGTTTGTTCCAGCTGAAGATTTAGTTGTTCCTTACTATGCTACGGATTTAATGGATTGTGAGAGAATAACTCATGTTGTTAAAATGGGTGAGAACGATATTTTAAAACAACAAAAAGCAGGATTCTATAGAGATGTAGAATTAAAACCAGTTCAATACGAAAAATCACAAATTCAAAAAAAATATGAAGAGTTAGAAGGAGTAACACCTTCAGGAGATCAGCCAACAAACTTTAATATTTTAGAAATGCATGTTGATTTAAATTTAGAAGAGTTTGAAATAGAAGATCCTGAGAAACAAGTGAAAATTCCTTACATTGTTACTATTGATGAAGGTTCAGGAGAAGTTTTATCTATCTACAGAAATTATGATATTGATGATGAAAATAAAAAACGTAAAGAATATTTCGTTCATTACAAATTTTTACCTGGTTTAGGTTTTTATGGCTTTGGATTAATCCATATGATCGGTGGATTATCCAGAACAGCTACACAAGCACTAAGACAATTACTTGATGCAGGTACATTATCCAACTTACCAGCAGGATTTAAGTCTAGAGGTATAAGAATCAGAGATGATGATCAGCCATTTCAGCCAGGTGAGTTTAGAGATGTTGATGCACCAGGTGGAAATATTAGAGATCAGTTTCAAATTTTACCATTTAAAGAGCCATCACAAACTTTATACAGCTTATTAGGCTTTGTTGTACAAGCTGGACAAAGATTTGCAGCTATAACAGAGATGGATGTAGGCAACGATGCACAAAATAGAGCAGTTGGAACTACAATTGCACTACTTGAAAGAGGTTCAAGAGTGATGTCAGCCATACATAAGCGTTGTTACTACGCAATGAGAAAAGAATTTAGACTTTTATCTAAAATTTTTGCAGTTTATCTCCCACCAGTTTACCCATATTCAGTTTATGGTGCTGATAGATTGATAAAAATTCAAGATTTTGATGATAGAGTTGATGTAATTCCTGTTGCTGACCCAAATGTCTTCTCAATGTCGCAAAGAGTGACGTTAGCAAACGAAAATTTAAAGATTGCACTTTCAGCACCAGCATTACACAACGTTAGAGAAGCATATCGTAGAGTTTATGAAGCATTAGGTACGAAAGATATTGATAATGTCCTAAAACCTGAAGAGGTACCACAGCCAAAAGACCCAGCTGTTGAAAATATGGAAGCATTACAGATGAAAATACCTAAAGCATTCCCACAACAAGACCATGACGCACATATTAATGCTCATAGAGCTTTTATGGCTACAAGAATGGTTCAAATTAATCCAATGGTTTACGCATTATTGCAAGGACACATCTCAGAACACGTAAGTTTAAAAGCACAAGGTGAAGTTGGTGCAATGATTGCGCAAGATACACTTTTACAAACTATGCTGAGAGATGATCCACAAGGAGCACAGATACAAATCGATGCAATGATAGCAAATAAAGTTTCTCAGCTTACACAAGAGCTTGCTGCTTCTGAAGGTGCTGCTAATCAAGATCCATTAGTTGCATTGAAACAAAGAGAATTAGATTTAAGAGCTTTGGATCTTCAAAGAAAAGCAACTGAAAATCAAATGAACTTTGAATTGAAAGAACAAGAAGTTGAAGAGAAACTTGATATCGAAAAAATGAAATTAGAAGACAACCAAGAGCAACATGATGAAAGAATTAAAGTTGCTAGAGAGAAATTAGATGTACAAAAGAAAAAAATTAAAAAATAAAATAAAAAAATTCTCTAAAGGAGGGTTTGATTATGAAGGAGAAGCATACGGAACTACTCCAGCAGCTGATTATGGTTTGGATTTAGGCGGTGACAATAATCCTACTACACAAGCTAAAAAAACTACAGGTGTAAGTTCTGATACTGCCACTTCATCAGCAATTGGAATAATCGGCAAAACTCTTTTCGATGTTAGTGGAGCGGGACTCGTGTACAGTGGTGCAAAAAAAGCTGGTGCAAAATTAAGACAAGCAGTTACACCTAAAGTTGCAAAAGATACTGCAAAAGCCAGATTAAGTGGATCTCCTATATATGATTATAAAAAAACCCCTGTTCCAACTAAAACTACAGATGGAAGTAACGGTGAAGATTTAACAAAAATTTTGAAAAAACCAATTCAATC